TGACGACAGCATGTACGGCTATGAAGACGATCAATATGGTTACACCGACCCATATTATGAAGATGACCATTATTACGAGGAAGAAATCTATTCAACAGAATACTTTGAGACAGACGATTATTATCAGGATGAATATCCATTTGATGAGGTTGAAGAATATTACGAGGTAATGTCTTTTGAAGAGGATGTCATTTGGATCGAAACATTTGAAGAAGAAACCGAACTGGTTTTTATGCCTGAAATTTTTGAAGAGCCAACGGAAGAGTTGTTTATTCCTGAAATCTTTGAAGAGGTAGACTACATCACAGAAGTTTATGAGGACATATTTCCAACAGAAGAATTTTATGTCGTCAATTATGCTCTGCCGAGCCTAGATAACGCATTGCTCGATCACTTTGAGCATCAAGAACACATGGAAGAATATCTTGAAGAAGAGCCAATGGAGTTCTTGGATTTTGAAACCATAGAAGAACTGGAGGAATGGGTTGAACAAGAAGAAAGCGAAGTGTTGGAAGAAATTGCCGACACAAATGAAGACGATGTTCGAGAACTGGAGAATGAGGAGACAGTTGAAGAAGAGAGCCAAGACCGAGAAGAAAATATCGAAATTGCTGTCGCAGAGAACAAAGACAAAAGAAACAACAAAAGAGCAGAGCAATTAAATGTTGTGGCAAACACAATAAGGGCTGCAAGCAATAGTGTCAGTGGTACAACTGCTGGAACATCGGCACAGGCCACAGGCACCTCAATCTCTTCTGGCGGATCGTATGCTTCTGCCGTTTCATCGGGCGGGGTTTCTAATGCTGCAAGCACGGCTGTCGCCAGCTCATCATCGGGTGGTGGTATAAGCACAAGCAACTCACCCAGTATTTCAGCTCAAGTCGCCAGTTCTGCAATGCAGACTCAACAGGTTTTATCAATGAGTACCAATGGCGTTGTCGCAAGCAATAGCAACGACTCAATGAGCAATACTGCCACAAGCACCGTGACAAACAATGTTGCTGCCAGTGAAACAACGGTTGCCAGCGTTTCTACTGAAACAAGCAGTACAAGCGGCTCAAATGAACAACAAAACATTAGCGTGGCACAAAACGACAGCACAGTGAGCGCACAAAACAATGCTGTTGGCACAATGAGTTTAGAAATCGCAACCGTTATGAATGAATCATCTGCATCCGAGGCAGACTTGATCGCAGATCAAATCATTGCTCAAAACATACAGGTGCAAAAAGAACAGATCGAACAAGAGCAACAAGAAACAGGAGAGTATGCTGATTCCAGTCAACTTGTGGCCCTAATGAACTATGTGCCAGGATTTAACAATTACAGCATGGTCAGCGTTCCAGATGCCACATCTTGGTACGAACCCACACAAATTTATGCCAATGCTTCTTTATCGGATAACAATCGAGCGTTTTCAAATATGTTTGGAAACAATCTGACAACGATGAGAGACATGGTTCAATCACAACCCAAACTATGAGGAAAAATTATGAATTGGTTTGAAAACAAAACAACACAATTAATCGGACTGGTGTCGATTGTCGGCACACTGGCTGGATTTGGTTATACAGGGGCAACATATGTCAATCGAATCGAAAACCTTGAGTCATCTACTAATAATTATATGGCTGCAACGGATCAGCTTTCAGACGACATTGCTGAGATTGAGAAAAAGATGGTGGCAATAGAAGAACAGGTTGGTTCTATGGATATTCCTGACACCACTGAACTCAAAACAGACATTGCAAAATTGCAGTCAAGTGTTGACTCAATGTATGACGATATTCAGTCTTTGAAAAACAAAAACGACAATCCACTTGCGCAATAATGTGATAATATTTATCACGAACCTTTGGTAATTGTAAATATGGAACTCAACTCATTAGTTTTTTGGAACATCATCTTGACGTTGGTCTACGCGCCACTGGCCTTGGGTATTAAAAGCAATATGGCTGAGACAAAACGCATTGATATATTGCTGAATAAAACACGAGAAGAGTTGCCAACGGTTTACGTCACTAAAACTGAAATCAAAACTGAAATGGACAGGCTGTTTAAGCGGTTCGACAAGGTTGAAGAAAAACTGGACCAAATAGCCAAGCAAAACTGAGGATTTAAATATGCAAACATTAGTAAATATTATTGCTGCAATTATTCTTGTTGTAGCGGCATGCAGTGTTATTGCCATGATAACCCCTACCCCTAAACCCGAAACCCTACTCGGTAAAATTTATAAATACACAGTCGATCTAGGCGCACTCAATTTTTGGAAGGCAAAAGATAAATAGTGTCATTTTTTGGCGACATACCCGATGAGTTGATATACAGCAACGAGCTTGTTGATCCACCAGTCGGCACTGGCTTTGGTGGATTGCCCCCTTTGGGTGCGGGTATCGCTGGAATTTACACGCCGTCAAGAAAACTGGGTCAAGCAAACAAGCCTGGGCAACAAGTCGTCACAAGTGGCCCGATACAAGTCACCAAAGCTCAAAAAAGAGATGCAAGAACCATAAAGAATAAAAACAATCTTGGTGCGGGCGATGTGTTTGTTGATCGAGGCACAGGCATTGTCTGGAAAGTAAATGACAACGGCAAAGGCATTAAAGCATTAGGCAGCAGCGATCAGAGTCCAGTTGATTTTGCAATAGGCGATCGTGTTTTTATTCAAAGCGGAACCATCACTGATAGCGATGGAAATGTTATCGATGAGCATCAATCAGGTTGGGCAATTTACAACCCACAAGAAGATATGCTTGGCGACCCTTGGGAGTTTGAAACAACAACGGATGAAGAGACTCCGATTGATATACCGCTTTTTCCATCAATCATTGACGACACTGGTACTGTCATAACGCCACCAATTATTACAACGCCACCCCCTACTCCACCTGTCATAACACCGCCTGTTATTGATACACCACCTATACCGCCTGTTATTGATACACCACCGATTGTCATTGACACACCGCCCGTAATTGATGAGCCGCCAGTTATTACAACGCCACCACCATCTCCGCCTGTAACTCCGACTCCAACTCCGACTCCAACTCCGACTCCGACTCCTACGCCAACGCCTACGCCCGTACCTCCGACCGATCAATGGCCTCCCGCAGTTCCACCTACACCTACGCCTACACCTACACCTACACCAACCCCAACTCCTGTAGTGCCTACACCTACACCTACTCCTACACCAACTCCTACACCTACACCAACTCCTACACCTACACCTACACCTACTCCTACTCCTACACCTACTCCAACTGGCACAGGTGATACTGGCACAGGTGATACTGGCACAGGTGATACTGGAACGGGCGATACTGATGACGGCACAACCGATGATGTCGGTGTCGGCATTGGCGATGTGGTTGGATTGGGTATTGGCGCGGGAGTTCTCGATGGAGACAGCACACCTTTTGTGCCAGTCAATTACAACCCGTTCACTATACAAAACCCCGTCTTTGAGCCGAGAGATTTTATTGCACCAGGCGTTTCATATTCGCCAGAAGTGCCAGAGGGTTATACGGTGTTTGACGATGTGTATACGCCTTATGTTTACGACCCACCCCCTGTGCAACAAATGAGTGGGCCACCATTGATATATGATCCATTTGCACCATTGCCTTCAATGGCTGAATCGATTACTTCATTGCCACAAATGCCAAGCGGTTATCAACCATTGAGTCTTGGTGGCATACAATCAATCATCAATAAAATAGGAAACACATGAGTACACGAGAAGAAGTCCTCGAATCCAACGAGGCAGAACTAATCCTCAATTCTGACGTTTTTAAAAAAGCAATCGAACAACTGCACGATGAATACATCCAGCTCTGGTTGCAATCCAATCAAGACGAAAAAGCGTTTAGAGAATCCATGCACGCAGCGGTCAAGCTGTTGCCAGAGATCGAAAAACATCTACGAATCATCGTTGAAAAAGGAAAAATCACACAAACCAATTTGAGAAGAATCCGAAAAGTTATGGTCTAGTGATTGATTTACAAATACCAAGGGGTTAGAATCAATCTAATTATCAATAATTTTCAAGGATAATATTATGGCCAACACGGTTCAACCAAAACCATTGGATTTACAAACAAACATGGAAGGGGCTGTGACCTCATTTGAGCAATACCTGGAACCTGAAGAGGACAACCCAGAAGAGGCACAAGTAGAGTTACAAGCCGATGAAACTGTTGAAGAAGAAATTGTCGAAGAAGAAGAACTCTTAGCCGATGACTTTGAAGAAACAGAAGAAACTGAAACTCTTGACGATGAACAAGATGAGATAGAAGAAGTCAGTGAACCTCAACTTTATGCCGTTAAAATAAACGGCGAAGATGTTGAAGTCACCATTGACGAACTTCAAAGCTCGTATTCTAGACAAGCAGATTACACTCGAAAGACTCAAGAACTCGCTCAACAGCGTAAGACTGTTGAAGAACAACAAAGCGAGGTTGCAAAAAACGAGGCGATTTATAAGGAACTGCTGCCCAAAATGGAAGCTGCATTAAGCGAAAGTTTGGGTGACGAGCCTAACTGGGAAACTTTGTATTCTAACGATCCCATTGGTTATGTTCGAGAACGCGATTTATGGAATGAAAAACAACAGAAATTGCAAGCCGTACAAGCTGAACAAACGAGACTTCAAGAAGAAGATCAAGTGAAACAGCAAGAGCAAATACAGAAGTATATGCAATATGGCGAGAAGCAAATTCTGAATCATGTTCCTGAGTGGAAGGATAACACCATCCAACAAGAAGAAAAATTGGCGATTCGAGATCACGCAATCAATGATTTGGGATTTACAGCAGAGGAAATCAACCAAGTGTATGATTACCGCCTGTTGATGGGGTTAAGAAATAGCTGGATGCAAAACAAAACGCAAAAAGCTGTGAAGAAAAAACCCACTCAGAAGGCATCGGCTAGAAACAGAGTTGCAAAACCTGGTTCAGTCTCTCGTAAAAAAACCAGCACTCCTTTAAAGAAATCAAAAGCACGATTAGCCAAATCTGGGAAAGTCCAAGATGCGGCGAAAGTATTTGAACAATTAATTTAACTTTTAATTTCTAGGCAACTAGAAGGAGAATAGCATGGCTAAAGTAACCAATGCGTTCGATACTTATACTGCTACTGCTGACAGAGAGGCTTTGAGTGATCTGATCTATAACATTTCACCAATGTCAACTCCTGTCATGTCAGCTATTGGCCGTAATTCAGTAAAGAATGTACAATTTGACTGGCAAACAGAAGCATTGCCTACAGCATCAGCAACAGGACAACTTGAAGGTTTTGAACTTTCAAGAGCTGCCTCTACTGCGACTGTAAGGGAAAGCAACGTATGTCAAATCTCAAGCAGAGATGCAACTGTGACAGGTTCACAGCAAGCATCTGATCCCGCTGGCAAGAAATCAGAAATGGCTCACCAACTCGCAATCATGGCAAAAGCCCTGAAACGCGATATGGAGAAAACCATTTGTGGAAACACTGCCAAAAACGCGGGTGCTGCTGCAACAGCAAGGCAAACGGGTGGCTTTGAAACTTGGATTGAAACCAATGTTTCCAGAGGCACAAACGGAGCTGGTGCTGGTAATGGTGCTGCACCTACAGACGGCACTCAAAGAGCGTTCACAGAAACCATTTTGAAAGACGTACAACAACTTTGTTTTGACAACGGCGGCGAGCCAACTATGTTGGTTGTCGGTTCTCACGTCAAAGGCGTTGTGTCTGGTTTCACTGGGCGAGCTTCTGCTAGGCAAATGATCGATGCTACAGCGATCGAAGCCAGCGTGAGTGTGTATTCTGGAGACTTTGGTGAGTTGAAGGTAATGCCTTCTAACTTCAGCAGAGGCAGAACTGCACTGTTCATCGATCCTGATATGGCAAAAGTTTCTTATCTCAGAGATTTTGAAACCATTGACATCGCAACGATAGGTGATGCTTCCACAAAAGCTATTGTGGTTGAGTACGGCCTTGAGTGTTCTAATGAGAAAGCTCATGGTCTAGCTGCTGACTTATCTACATCGTAAGTGAGTAATTTAGTGGGGTGAGCAATCGCCCCACTATTTAAAAATGGCAAAAATAACAACATTGGAAATAAAATCAGGCGGTCTCGTCAATCAGTTTGCAACCGAGGGCGATAACTTTGTTTATCAAACCAAGCAAGACGTGAGACCGATCATTGAGCATTGCAAGGTTTTGAGCAAGCAAACACCAGGTAAAGAAATGCGCCACGTTGCTGAGATTCCAATGGTTGTTTATCAGAAAGCTATGAGAGAGGGCTGGGTCAATGATAAGGCTAAAATGAAGCGTTGGCTGAATGATCCTGACAATAAAGCGTTTCGCACTTGGCAAGGGAAAATATGACATACAGTGAATTAAAAACAGCAGTTGCAAATTATCTGAATCGCAGTGATTTAGATTCAATGATGGACACATTCATCCAACAAACCGAGGCAGTGCTGAATCGCAAGCTCAGAACAAAAGACATGGTTAAACGTGCAACGGCAACCGCCGATGCCCAATATTTAACATTACCGACAGACTGGTTAGAGGCCATCAATGTCGAGATCACAGCAAACAATTTCAGTCCATTGATGCAAATGAGCATTGAGTCTTTGGATGTTTACCGTAAAAAGAACAACAACAGCACGGGCCAACCCGTTTACTACGCCTTGGTCGATGACACCATGGAATTATGTCCTACACCTGATGGCTCATATGAGTTACAATTAACGTACTTCTCAAAAGTATCAGCACTGAGCAGTAGCAATACTTCAAACTTTGTCTCAACAAGCTATCCCGATGTTTACCTTTATGGGTGTTTACGCACTGCATCGATTTATCTCATGGAAGATGACCGCGCAGCGGGTTTCACCAATCTATTTGATAAGGCTTTGGAGGAAATGAGATTAGAACAAGAACGTGCCGCCTTCGGCAAAGGATCAATGATTCCGAGGCGAAGAACTTACGGCAGAACCCAAAAACAAGTTGTTTATTGGGGCAATAATTAATTAAGAGGAAATAATAATGGCTGGTTTTACAGACTATTTAGAAGATAAAGTTTTGGATCATGTATTCGGTGGCACAGCTTACACAGCACCAACGACATTATATGTGGGATTATTTACCGCAGCACCCTCAGACACGGGTGGTGGTACGGAATGCTCTGGTGGTTCTTATGCTAGGAAGAGTATGCCTGATATGACTATCTCAGGTACGTCTCCGACACAGGCCTCTAATGGAGCAGCCGTTGAGTTTGTCACAGCAACGGGTTCTTGGGGTACAGTGACTCATTGTGGAGTCTTTGACGCAGCAACCAGTGGCAATCTACTTGGTTGGGCGGCACTAACCGCTAGCAAATCGATAGCCTCAGGCGATGTATTCAGATTTGATGCGGGATCGCTTGATATAACATTGGCGTAACCTCATGGCCTCGATTGGCTATGGTCAGTATAACTACGGCAAGGCTGCTTATGGCAACCCTCAGTATGAGTTTGCTGCCGCAACCATTGCCCAAACCTCAGGTCTAACTGCATCCGCAAGCCTTACGATCAATGCTTCAGCGAGCATTGATCAAACATCTGGATTCACTTCTGCTGGCACTATTGTCTTCCCAGCATCCGCAACCATTGCTCAAACCAGTGGCTTTACCTCTACCGCAGAGGTGGTCAAACTTGGTTCGGCAACCATTGCTCAAACTTCTGGCTTTACCGCAACAGGCACACAAATTGATGCGGGTGAGGCTTCCATTGATCAAACTTCTGGATTCACTGCAACCTGTGAAGTTGTAAAGCTTGGGGCAACCAGCATTGATCAAGTAAGCGCGATGACTGCCACAGGAATCTTGGTTCTTGATGGGTCTGCATCCATCGATCAAACCGCAGCGATGACGGCAAGCGGTGTGCGTATTGCTTTGGGCGTTGCCAGCATCGATCAAACCAGTGGCTTTACATCCACTGCCGAGATGGTAATAAGCGGAAATTCAACCATCGCACAAGTAAGTGCAATGACTGCTTTGGGCGGGATTATTTATTCTGCATCCGCAACAATAACTCAAGTGAGTGGACTGACAGCGAATGGTATGAGAAAATGGGAACCAGATGTGCCAAGCACTACTTCTTATACTGAGGTAGTCAATCCAAGCACAACATGGACTGATCAGTCTCCTGATTCAACAACCTGGAACGAAGCAGCTTAATGGCTGTTCATTTATATATTTAAAACATAGGTAATTAGGAATATGGCCGATACAACGACTACAAATTTATCACTCACTCTTCCCGAAGTAGGGGCATCGACGGACTCGTGGGGGACTAAGCTGAATACAGATTTAACGACTATTGACTCAATCTTCAGTGCCACTGGCACAAGCGTTGCGATGAACATCGATGGCGCAAACATAGATTCAAGCCCGATTGGGGCGAATACCGCATCGACTGGTGCGTTTACTTCACTTTCTGCGACTGGTACATCAACAATTACTACAGCAGACATCAATGGGGGTGCGATTGATGGCACAACCATAGGTTCTTCAAGTGCTTCAACGGGTGCGTTTACCACTTTGTCAACTACTGGCGTTTTAACGCAAGATGGTGGGGCAGTATTTAACGAAGCGTCTGCCGATGTCGATTTTCGAGTCGAGAGCAACGGCAATGCCAATATGCTTTTTGTTGATGGTGGGAATGATACTGTTGGAATAGGTGCTGTAAGTAGTGCAGCTCCTTTTCAAGTAAGTGCCTCGCCTTCAGATACAGTAGGTACTGTTGGAATTAGTTTAAAAGATGCAGATAACGCCATTGAATTTGGCTTACGTTTAGATGCAACTTCTAAAGACTTACATATTGACAGATACTATTCTGGCGGTTGGCATAATAGTATGACCTTTGATAGAAGCTCTGGAAACGTTGGAATCGGCACCTCAAGTCCTACAACAAAACTTCAAATAATGGCTGCCTCAGACGAAGAAGATGTGGTCTTATTAGAAGATAATAGTGGAACAGATGTCGGTGCGCTAAGAATACATGGCGGTGCATTTATGATGAAAGGAAAAAGTGCAACTGCACCTGTTCAAATGCAAACCCACGATGGCAATGAAGATATTGAAGTTGATCCTGATGGCTTTATTAAAATGGAAACCGCTGGAAGCGAAAGATTGCGTATTACTTCCACAGGAGTTGGAATCGGCACCTCAAGTCCTGTATATGGCTTAGATGTAAGAAATACAATCTATACAGCAGTAGCCGCTGCAACAAATAATTTAACTCTTGGTGATACAACCAATGGAAAGACCTCAGCAATAAGTACGAATAATGATAATTTAATCTTTTATTACAACGGTTCTGCTGAATCAATGAGAATAAACTCAACAGGCGTAGGAATCGGCACCGCAAGTCCAGGAGAAAAACTCCACGTTTATAATGGAAGCGGAGATGTTGCAGTAAAGATTGAATCATCAGGACATGCACAATTAAGTTTAAAAACTACTGGAACCACAGATCATTGTTCAATCAATTTTGGAGACTCAGGCGATAATGATATTGGAGAAATATTATATACACATTCTACTAATGCAATGCAATTTCGTACCTCTGATGCAGAAAGAATGAGAGTAAGCTCATCGGGGAGATTATCTCTTAATACAACTGGAAGTGTTGCGGGAGGAATGCTTTTCACTATTGAAGGTGGCGGGGAGAAATGGGGCATCGGACCAGTTGCTGCTAATGACATTTTTTATATTCTAAATAATTCAAATGCCGGAGTTTATATGAACGATGGCAGTACGAGTTTTTCTGCTCATTCAGATGAAAGAGTAAAAGAAAACATTGTCCCTTTGCCTTCAGTGTTAGAAAACATTGCCAATATTAGATGTGTTAAATACAACCGAATAGGACAGACAGAAACAAAAATAGGATTCATTGCACAAGATTGGGAAACGAACTTCTCTGAAGTAGTAGATCAAGATAATGGGTTTGTTATTGACAGTGGATTAGTAGTTAGCTCTGACGAATCATCGAGCACAGATAAAGTTAAAGGTGTTTCATACACAGAAACAATCCCTGTTCTATTGAAAGCAATACAAGAACTCTCGGCAGAAGTCGAACAATTAAAACAACAAGCACACGATAAGTGCGAAAACTAAGAGGAAAATAAAATGGCAAATAGTTACACATGGGATTGCAAAACGGTCGATTGTTATCCGACCAAGGATTCAAAGTCCGATGTCGTATACATTGTTCACTGGCGTTTAATTGCGACCAGCGATCAGAAAGATTCCGAAGATAATTTCTACGTTGCAAGCGTGTATGGTTCGGAAGGTGTATCGACCGATGATTTATCAAATTTCAAACCCTTTGCTGATCTGACCAATGCGATTGTCACAGGTTGGGTTGAAACAGCCGTGGGTGCTGATGAAGTTGCATCTATGAAATCAGGTTTGGATGCAAACATTGTTGAACAGATCACGCCTACGACTGAGACTAAAACAGTAGGCGGTTAATCATGGCCCTTATTTCCGTCAGCCCCCCACCAGGTGTGGTCACATCTGGTACTGAGTATTCTGCCAAGGGAAGATGGATCGACTCAAACCTGATTCGTTTCGAGGATGGCATACTCAAAAACATCGGTGGTTGGGAATATTTAAAGTCATCAGCTCTAACGGGTGCGCCGATTGGCCTATTCTCTTGGAAAGACAATGACGGCAATAACTTACTTGCAGTCGGAACCAGAGAGAAAGTTTATGTCTATATGGATGAGAACCTGACTTGGTACGACATCACACCAGCCTCGTTCGTCACTCCAAAATCAACCGACCCATTGGGATATGGCGCATACAATTACAATGTCGAAGATTATGGCGATGCCAGATCGCAATCAGGGCTTTCATTTGCCAAACATTCCTATTCTTTTGACAACTGGGGCGAGTATTTAATTTTTAACTGCTCGTCAGATGGAAAAATTTATCAATGGCGACCCGATGCTGGGAGTGGATCACCCGATGCTGCGGGTGTGGCATTAACCAATGCACCCACGGGTTGTTCTGGCGTATTGGTTAGCAATGAAAGACACATTGTGGCGCTCGGTGCGGGTGGAGACCCAAGGAAAGTGCAATGGTCATCCAGAGAAGCATCGACCACATGGACTGCGGCTTCTACAAACACAGCGGGCGATTTACAAGTGCCGACATCTTCTGAGCTGTTGGCGGGCGTTAAATGGCAAACCGACATGATCTTATTTACTTCAACGGGTCTGGCTAGGCTCTATTATTCGGGCCAACCTTTCGTGTATGGCATCAACGATGCTGGCACGAACTGCAAAGCCATTTCAGCCAGATCAATCGTGCAAGCGGGTAATTTTATTGCGTGGCTTGGCGAGAAAACAATATTTCTATATGACGGCTCAGTGAGAGAAATTCCTTGCAGCGTGTCTGATTTTATTTTTGACAACATCAACAAACAATACTCAGGTGCAGTCTGTGGCGGTCACAACAGCTCATTCAATGAGATATGGTGGTTCTTTCCAAGCGGCGACAGCAAAGTGCCAAACAAATACATCATCTGGAACTACGCCGAAAACACATTTGCCGTTGGCACACTCAGTCGCGGTTGCTATCTCGATGAAGGCATATTTGACTACGTTATTGCTTGTGACGACAGCGGAAATGTTTACAAAATGGAGTCGGGCAATTTATTCAACAGTCCTGGTCTTGGCAGCACAAAACCGTATGCCACATCGGGTGCGATCCAGATCGGTAAAGGCGACAATTATGTGCAATGTAATCAAATCATTCCTGACAGCGAGGCATCTACCCTACCCGGTGTCACCATTAGTTTTAAGGGCAAATATACGCCTCTGGGAGAGACGTTTGACTTCGGTTCTTTCACCTTTGAATCAGACGGTTATACCGATGCCCGATTCAATGGCAGACAGGTGATGATGACGGTAACAGGAGACACAAACCAAGATTTTAAATTGGGCGATATACGTTTGGATGTCACCAATCGAGGCAGAAGATAATGGCAAGACAAGCACTCACAAGACCAGGCGATAATTACGACAGAGGT